TATTAACCGTTATTGATATACAAATATTATAATTTATTTTGATATACAAAAATAATAAACAGGAATTTTTACTATTTTGAGAAAAAATTTTTAGAACGGCGCATCCTCTTCAACAACCTGCCTTGCCGGAATCTTGTCAACATCAACGTCATAGAACAATGTCCTCTTGGCATTGAATCCCATCAAGAACTTGAACGTGCCTATATTTCTTCCCTTGGCGAAGTCAATCATTGCCATATCTTTCGTGTCACAAGTCTCAAACGGCTCTGGAAAATTCCTGCCATACACCTCCGGGCGATACACAAAGATTATTATATCGGCAGCCTCTTCAATCTGACCGGAGTCTCTCAGCCTGTTCCTTGTAGGTACAGGGTTGTCGGAGTTTCTACTAAGCTGGCTCAAAGCGACTATCCATATATCCAATTCCTTCGCCAAATTCTTCAACCTACGGCAAGCATCGCCCATCGCCTGTTCCTTGTTCGCGTTCTTCATATTCACGTTAAGAATCTGTAGGTAGTCAATGAACGCACCTTTTATATCATACTTGGCCTTCATCTTTCTGATAGATACCAATATAGTATCTAGGCTAGACGTTGACCTGTCATCAAAATGCAGGTTCTTGCCCTTTATCTTACTCATGGCATCCTGTATCAGATTAACTCTTAGAGGACTAATTGAATTGGAATACAGAATCTCACTCGATGACATATCAATATCAAATGATACCATTCTGGCAGACAACTGCTCGTTGGTCATCTCCATAGTATAGAACGCAATAGGCTCATCGGCCTGTATCGCATTATATGCCATCTTCAAAGCTAAGGCTGTCTTTCCCTGAGAAGTCTCTCCACCTATGATGATAAAATCACCTTTCTGCAAGCCTCCTTTATTGTCGAACATTCTCATACCGCTAGGTGTACCTGTCATCTCGCCACCTCCGTTCTGATGCTGGTCTATCATTATCAACAACTCCGTAAACGCATCACTCAACGTTATGTCATCTACTCCACAAAGTTCGAACAATCCCTTGATATCTTCGAGCGCTTCCTGTCTTACCGCATCCAACTCCTTTACCTCACTCGTTCCGGCCATGACTAGTTCCTGACCTATCATCAGAAGTTTCCTTCTTATAGACAACTCACGCAACCTCTGTGCGTAGGGTACAATACTGATTGTGTATAACGACTCCGAGTTAACCTCAGTTATCCAAGTGTAGTTTGCCTCCTTTTCTATCTTGCTCAACTCGGCAAATACTGTCGTTATATTCAAGTCATAACCTTTCAAGGCCGCATTGTTAATAGCTTTCCACAACTCCCTGTATCGGTAGTTATAGAAGCAGCCCTCATCAACATACTCCTTTGCACTGACATAGGCACCTAGGTTGGACATACAGTTCTGTAAGACCTGTCGCTCGCACCTCTCATCCCAAATTGCTACCACGTTCTCCATAAAGCTTCTTTAATTCATCTAGTGTTGACCTGTAAACATTCGTTCTCTTCTTCGGAAAGTCCGCCCAATTATTCAGATTACTTACCGCAACTGAAATCTCCTTAGACGTGTACTTTGTCTTTAGCCGTTTGAATTGCTGTTCATCCATCTGTGTCTTTACCTTCAAGACAAACGGACATTCCTTTTTAAGCCACTCACAGAACTTCCTGTAACCCTCATCGACAGGTTTCTCGAATACACCGAAAAAAGTGGTTTCTTTCTTATCATCGTCAGATGATTCTTTCTTTGTATTGTTTCTTTCTTTAAGAGGGGGTGCAGGGGGAGAAACTTCTTTCTTTACCTCTTTTCGGGAGGGGTTATCTAAGGGGTTATCTTTTTGGCCTTGAGGGGTTATCTTTTCACCATCTAAGGGGTTATGTAAGGGGTTATGTAAGGGGTTATGTAAGGGGTTATGTAAGGGGTTATGTAAGGGGTTATGTAAGGGGTTATGTAAGGGGTTATCTTTTTCGCCCTTTCCTGCCTTGTAGTAAGGATTTGGCTTTCCCTTCTCAAATTTAGGATTACCGCCTCTGACTCCAAATTCCTTGCCTTTAATTCCTCCAACAGCCCGGTCATACTCTGTTTTGATTTTCACTTTAAACAGGCCGAATATCGAGTACGCGATTGGCCTAAGACCTTGTGCCTCTACACCATCCAGCCCACACTGAATTATGGCACTTATGACTTCGAGTTGTACGTCTCTAGGCAAATCCTTCAACGCCTCGAACCATTCCCTGTAAAAGTAAAACCTATCTCTCATATGACCTCGCTATGTTTATATTACTTTTTACAAAAATACAAAACTTGGAGCAAATAAACAAAAATTTGTATTCGTAATGTTCTAATTTTCAAACTGTTACAAATTAATTTTTATCCCCTTCAACGAACTAAGCCTACTTGCTTCGCTTTTATAGTGCTTAATCATAGCAAGCAACTCTTCTCTAAGCCAGTTCTTTGTTGACGAACGAAGTATCTTAATCTTGTTGTACTCGTTTTCCCCTATCTTACGAATCAGATTATCCCTATATCCGTCTAGGTGCTCTGCGTCAACTCTATTGCAAGCGCGGCATTCTGCATGGCAGTTCCTCTCGTCAAACCTAGTACTCAAGTGTCGCCTTGAGAAATAATGTCCGCAGTCCATTTGCTCGAAAGGTTTTATCTGTCCACACGAAATGCACCGACAATAGCCATTGGGCATTGTGTCCCTCAGACGGATATATAATGAGAAATACTTGTCCAAGACCTTAATAAGTTCAGTCTTGTCCTTATCCTCCAACTTCACTCGTTTCGTGACTTTGGGTTTACCATCTGTGGGTTTCTTTTTCTTCTTCGTGTACCAAGGAATCATAAGTAGTTTTTTACTTTTTCAATTTTCTGTTGTGCATAAACAATGGCTTTATTCTCATCCGCATCCGGGATATAGACATACTTCGCTGCCCAATTCTTGAAGCGGTCAATAGCCACTCTCATCTCTTCCTTATCCAAGTCTGCGGTACTTCTCAACCTCTCAATCTCCACTCCGAATTTGTTGGTGTATTTTGTGACGAACAAATCCCGGTTGACCAACCTCTTAAAGTAGTCAATCTTCGCCTCGTCAACGGAACAGCCATACTCACAAGCGAAGTAACTCAGACAGAAATGCAGATACGAGTTCTGATTGAGTGTCCGTTTGTGGTTGACTTTCTCAACCCTCACAACGGCACCCTGCTTGTATAGCTTGTTGACATACTCCTTGTAGTCCTGAAGCTGAAACGGATTTGAAAGGTCAAAAAGCATTAGAACGGCATATCATCGTTACCTTCCTGTACCTCAACACTCGGTATGTTGGCCTGTTCAAGAGATTTCTTCTCAAACACCAACGGCTTTCCATTGCCGAAGAACACAGACTGACGCTTGTTCTTGTAATCGCCTTGGAAGTCGGTTGACTCGCGGAACTCCTTACTCAAGTTCTGCTTGATGTAATGGGAATCGCCATACTCGCCAATCTCCTGCCTTGCGAGGACATCGACATTGAAATACACGCCTTTGGGCTTGAAGTTGTAGTCCAAGGACACATACAGGTCATTCCTCTTGATAGGGATAACCACACACTCCACATCGTGGATTTTCGCTACACAGGCATTCTCGAACTTGAGAAGGTCTATGTTACATCTTACATTCTCACTCATTTCCGAATAGTTTTGTTACTACAATATCTTCTCTGTGATTATTCAAGAACTCGATGAACCTCTCAAGGAACTCACGAATCATCCTCTCGCTCTGCTCGAAGTTGAACGTATATTCCTCTCGATACTCCCGACCTGTGATTACCTGTCCCTTGTTCAGTTGGATGACAGTGTACTCAAACGAACTGATATCCGTACATACACCACTCTTTACCAAACAATAGGGATAGACGTGTCTCTGCCAATGGTCTTCATACTTGCCAAATGAATACGATGACGTGGTCTTAAGGTCATAGACCTTATCCCTCAAAAGCTCATCGATATATCCGTACAACTCGACAGCACCATAACAGGTGTCTATAGTAGCCTTCGTGAACACCTGTGACAACGCACCTCTGAATCGGTCACCGATACTCTTTATGAGTTGGGGATTGAAGGCAAACGTCATTCCATCTGCCTCTGCCTCAATCATAGTATCTGTGTCATTTATCTCATACAGGCCACTGATATAATCGTCAATGGCCTTGTTGAAGGCAGTACCTTTCGAGGCAGCCTCTGACGTGAACGGCACTCGGTTGATAGAATTAAGCAAATCCTGCAGGATCACATTCTCAGCCTCTTCCGGCGTGTAATGATACTCTCCTGTTGACTCGTCATAATTCTTGTGCCACCAACCTTTGTCATCCTGCCACCAAAGGCCCTCAACATCAGCATTGAGATACCTTTGGTAGCTGTCTAACAAAGAAGGATATATCTTATAGTCAACTTGCCTGTTCATACTTCTCTGTGGCTTTGTTGTACCTCAGACCCAATGAAGCGCACTTATTGTTGAGTAATAAACCACAACGGAGCTTACTGTCCCATATATGTGTCATAGAGGCAAGCTTATCCCTTACGGAGTTGGCGGTATCAACATCCTTGACACCATTGACCAAATCCTCACACTCCGCTACGAGGTTGTCATACTTTTTACGGCAGTCCTCCTGCTGGGACATATACTCGCTTCTTGAATTAAAGACGTTAGTCAGAAACTCGTTCTTTCCGGTTACGTTTCCCTTCTCGTCAATGATGATAGGTATCTTATGAGCGTCGGGCAGGTTACATGAGTTCTTGGCATAGAACTCTTCCTGCGGATTCCAGAAGATAGTCCTGTCCCTGCCTACTGCCTTGACATAACCGACCAAATCAAGCTCCTTGATGAGGTCGCCTGCTGACGAGCCGCCAATCTCCGGGCGCACAAATTTCACGTCACCGTTCTTGTCCTCCCTCTCGTGGGCTACAAAGACGATATGCTTGTTCATCATACTCACTTTGTTCAGGAAGTCGATGAACATAACCTTTCTCGTTCCGTAGCCCTTCAAAGTCAAAGAACCGTCATAGTTGGCAGCCTTCGGATTCTTACGGATGATATATTCCGTCATATAATCCAACATCTTACCTGCGGTATCAATGATGATAGTCTCAAACTGGGACAAGTCCTCATTCAAGGCTTCAAGCACTTGGTCGTAACTCTCCACCTGCAAGGTAGGACACAGATGCGCTCCATTGACACGATGCACTCCACCATCGAAGTCAAACAACACGGGCTTGGGTGCGGACAAAGCCAAAGTAGATTTGCCGATACCCGGAGAGCCGTAAATCAACACTCTCACGTTCCGATTGAACTTCAGTTCGCTCGGATTCTTAAACAACGTAGTCATTGCTCTTTTGAATTAAGTTATTAAATATGCTCATTGAGCGTAAATCACACAATCAAATGCGTTACAATACCACTTGCCGTTCTGCTTTTTGTTCCTCTTCTCCATACGGATTCGGCCTTCCCCGACAAGACGAGTGAGACGCGCCCGACCTCCCACAATCTTCTCGGCTTCCCTTTGGGAAAACGTGATGCCGTTGAGGGTAATCATCAGAACATCCTCTTTCATACGAACAACTTGTCAGCAGGAATACCCGTCATCTCTGACAGAATATCAATATGCTTCTTGTTTCTCGGCTTCATACCGCACACCCAGTTTCTCACCGTAGCGGCAGACACGTTGCATTTCAGCGCAACCTTGTTGATGAACTCCGTCTTCGGATAGACGGCTTCGGGCAGAGACTGGTAGTAGTCTCCCAGATAATTCACTTTTTCTTTTGTCATATATCAATATTTGTACATTTGAACCACTTAGGTTCGAATCGTTGTGCAAATATAACAAATATTTATCATATACAAAAATAAAATGATAAGATTTTTATCAAAAAAAACAAACGTCTGAACTACGGAGTGCGAGGCCATGATTCAGACGTTTAAGCGCAGAAGTCAGCTTATGAGAGCGGATGCGAGTACTGACAACTGCATTATAACGTGTTGCAGACGTTATTTTTATGTAAACTCGCCATTTGAAAAATCGAATGATATGTGTTGCTCTATTGCTAACGGTTATTCAGGTTTAAAACCCATCCCATCGCTTTTTAGCGTGGGTGGGTAGTTTATAATGCTTTGGTTTTCCCACTCCGACAATCGGGGTGGGTTTTTCTTGTGTGGCCATAAAAGAAAGGGTGTCGAGTTTCACAACCCAACACCCTCAGAAAGTCATAACCTGAATTACTAACCAATTAAAC